AGGCAGATGAATAAAAGTGAATTTGAAAAATATAACACTCCTTTTCAGCGATTGTTACGAAATATGTTTGCTGATAGTATAAAAGACGAATGGAAAACGAATGAAGAAAGAGACTTATTTGATAAATTTTTCTTTTTGCTTGGTGCGGCGGAACAGTACGAGGTTGAAAAAGAAATGACTGAGTATATTAAGGTTCATCCTGATGTAACTATTGACGAACTGGACGATTATTTCGAAGAAATTGTTCCTCCGGGCTTGCCACCATGCGCTTCTGAGTGGGAAGATGACGAGGACGAAGAATGAAATTGAATATGACGACCGCTCTTAACAAGAGCGGTTTTGTTATATCCCGTGTGAAATTGATTGCACTTGACTTGAACACAAACTTTGCAAAAACAGCCGTTTTTTGTGAAGTTCGGTGCAAATTTGAACGAACTTAATAATTTTACCGTTCCGAAAGGAGCGGTATTTTTATACCTGAAATACGAAAGTGAGGTTTTTAAACATGAACAAAATTAAGAAAGTTATTATTGCCGCAGTCGGTGTTTTACTGTCAGCGGTTCTTCTGTGTGGTTGTACCGAAGCGAGTAGAGTAACATACAATGTGCAGAAAGAAGCTGATAATTTCAATGTAACAAGGCGGCTGTCGGTTATAAACGCAAGAAGCGATAAACCTGTACTTGAAATTATCGGCAACTTTTCTCTTTCAAACAACAGCAAGAATGAGCTGGTTGTAACAATAGAAACAGCTCCAAATGTGTATAAAGTTGATTATGTGTATCTTAATGACTGGACAATGTACACTGTAGAAGATGTAAGTGGAGCATACGTTGACAAATATCATTACGAGATCAATTTCTTGCCTGAAATGATTGTGCCGATTACATTCACAAGCAAAGACTGATAATTTTACCACTCTGCAAAGAGCGGTATTTTTATACCCACAACACAGAAAGGAGTGATAAAAATTGAAAATCGAAATCCGTTCCGCTGATCTTATGCACATCAGCGGATATGTAAACGCTGTCGAGCGTGACAGCAAGCAGCTTCCTGCATCAATGGCACCGGGTATGACAACACCGTTTGTTGAGCGAATCATAAGCGGTACGTTTGCGAAAAGCCTTAAAGATCATCCGAAGGTCGAGCTGAGATTTAATCACAGCAAGGTGCTTGACACAACGGACGGCACACTTAAACTGCGTGAGGACAGCATAGGACTGCACGCAGAAGCCGACATCACCGACAGAGAGGTAATCGCAGAAGCGAGAGCAGGACATCTGACAGGGTGGAGCTTCGGCTTTTCGGGAGCACAGGCACACGTTGAGCCGTGCGACGAGGGTGTACAGCGAAGAATGATAACAGGGCTGACACTGCACGAGGTGTCAATCCTCAACCGCAACCCAGCATACATCGCCACGTCAATAGAAACGAGGGGCGAGGAAACGACCGTGACGGAACAGCGCAGTGCCGAAAACGATACGGTCGAGGTAACAGACGAAATCCGGGAGTTTATCCCCGATTACAGCAAGGAAATAGAAATCTTACAGCTTATGTCGGATTACTCCGGCGGAAAGGAAACAGTATGAATTTAAAAGCACTCATCGAAAAGAGAAACGCTCTTATCGCCGACATGAAGTCACTCTGCGATAAGGCAACGGCAGAAACAAGAGCGATGACAACAGAGGAGCAGACAGACTATGACGCTAAGAAAGCGGAAGTCGAGGCACTGAACAAGACAATTCGCTCTATCGAAGAGCAGAATGCTCTTAACCTGAACTCCGCAAAGTCAGACGGTACAGCAACCGACAAGGAGCAGGCGGAAACAAGAGCCTTCGAAAACTATCTGCGTACAGGCCAGATAGTAGAAACAAGAGATGACGTTAATCTGACAAAGGGCGATAACGGCGCAGTTATCCCTGCGACTATCGCAAATAAGATAATCCGTAAGGTTATCGACATCTGCCCTATTTATCAGATGGCAACAAGATACACGCTCGGCGGTACGCTCTCGATTCCTTATTATGACGAAGAAACGCAGGCTATCTCAATGGCGTATGCCACAGAGTTTACGGACCTTGCAAGCACATCGGGTAAGTTCCTCAGCATCGAGCTCAAGGGCTATCTTGCAGGTGCGCTCTCAAAGGTTTCGAGAAGCCTTATCAACAACTCGCAGTTTGACATCGTTTCATATGTCATTAACGAGGTTTCAATTGCGGCGGCAAAGTGGATCGAAAATCAGCTTATCAACGGCACAACAAGTAAGATAGACGGTCTTGCTGCAGGCGTTACACAGGTGGTAACGACAGCATCGGCAACAGCTATCACGGCAGACGAACTTATCGACCTGCAGGAAACAATCCCCGATGTATATCAGGACAATGCCTGCTGGATTATGAACAAGACTACAAGAACCGCTATAAGAAAGCTCAAGGACAACGAGGGCAGATATATCCTCAATCCCGATGCAACGGCAAAGTGGGGCTATACGCTTTTCGGTAAGCCCGTATACACAACCGACAGCGTATCGGCTATCGCTTCCGAAAAGACAGCTATCTACTACGGCGATATGAGCGGTCTTGCCGTTAAGACCTCCGAAGACGTGTCTATCCAGATACTCAACGAAAAGTACGCAACACAGCACGCTGTCGGCGTTATCGCCTGGGTAGAGATTGACGCAAAGGTCGAGAACGCTCAGAAGATAGCCGCCCTTAAGATGAAGAAGGCAGGAGGCTAATCTATGAAGATAAAGGCAACAACCAACTTTTCGGGCACCGTCAGCATGGCAAAGGGCGAGGAGCGTGAGCTTCCCGCCGGTCCTGTGCTGACCGACCTGCTCTCCTGCGGGTACATAGTGCCTGTGGACAAGGAGGAGAAAAGTGAAGCTAAGCGAGGTAACAAGCGCAAAGATTAAGGCGTTTTGCGGTGTCAGCGATGACGAAGACGGAATGCTTGAAATCTGCGCCGGAGCGGCGAAATCCTATATCAAGGGATACACGGGGCTTGACGATGCTCAGATAGACGAATACGAAGATATCACGGTGGCTTACTTAGTGCTTATAAACGACATGTATTCCTCTCGTGATTTCTCGTCCGACAGAGCGTCGCAGAACCCCGTGACCGCTCAGATACTCGCCCTGCACAGCTTAAATCTGCTGAACGGAGTGAATGAGAATGACATTTAACAGAAAAATCACGCTCATATCCTCCAAGCAGAAAAACGGCTCGCAGGGCAAAGCGGACAGGGCGGTAAAGACCGTATACGCAAAGGTTTCCGAGCCTGGCGTAACGGCAAAATATGCCGCCGAAACGGCAGGATACAAGTCGGAACTTACGGTGTATATGTGGAGACGTGAATACAGCGGTCAGTCGGTCGTACAGATTGACGGCAGGCGGTACCACGTTGAAACAACCGGAGCGGCCGACAGCGACCTGCATATAAAGCTGATACTGGCGAGAGGAGGCTGACAATGATAACAGAAAAGATTGATTCGGCACTCTCGGCGGTATTTGAGCATTTTTACAGCTATATGCCTGAGTTTGAGGACGGCGAAGAGCCGGAGAAGTATGCGGTGTACAATTTATCGTACAGGGATACGTTCTTCAGCTCCGGCAGGGCAAATATACGGCAGTATGC